TGTGTTTGTTAAGATATATTCTGAGAATGAGGGTAGATTGACTCCAACAGAATGTGCAAGACAAGCTGGATATAATGAGGATAGTGCAAATGTGAGAGCATCTGAATTATTAAATGGTAAAAGATATCCAAAGGTTGTAGAAGCAATCATTCAACGCAGAGCTGAGATTGAAAAGACACACGAGGTAAAATTAAATAAACATGTACAAGAGTTGGCTAGGTTGCGGGAAAAGTCTTTGTCAGAGAAGTCTTATTCTGCTGCTGTTAATGCTGAGCGCTTGCGAGGGCAAGCGGCCGGATTGTACATTGACCGTAAAGAAATCAGGACAGGAAGTATCGACTCTATGTCGCGTGAAGACGTTCTGAAACAATTAAAAGAGTTAGGATTAACAGGTGAATTTAAAAAAGAAGGAAATAAAACTGTCATTCAGGTCGAAAAGGAATCCAATAGCGAAGGACCTAAAGACATCACGCCAGTGGAGTCAAAAGATAGTGAAGGACAAGAAAAAGTATGAGCGTAAAACCAGAAACGACTTTCTGGAAGAGTGTAAAGACATTATTAGACGGTGGTAATTATATTGTTTCACGCCTTGAAAGTTACGTTACTCCAGGATTCCCAGATTGCTTAGTATTTCATAAAGATATAGGTTTCTTTACACTTGAGTTAAAAGTGCTGGGAAGTAATAATAAGGTTACTCTATCTCCGTTCCAAATTGCCTGGAATATGCGTCATGCTTTAGCAGGAGCGCCTTCTTATATCTTAGTTAAGCTCCCTGTCACGGGGGAGGTCAAATTGTTTCACGGCTGTAAAACCAAGGACCTCGGCGCAAACAACGCGTTTTCTGTGCCCGGGTTGTATGAAGGAAGCCTCGCGGACCTAGATTTAGTTAAACTCCTAAACTCCCAAACTCCAAACTCCGAACACCCCACACCTGGATAAGTTATCCAGGATCCTGGAGCTGGGCGCCCGGCGCCCGCGAGACAAACTTGTCAAGTTCAAACTCCAGACCGCAGAAATCCGCCATTTTTTAGACACGCATCTTGGTCTACTCTTCCCGGGATCCTGTCTTCAGGTGATGCAAACTCCAAACTCCCTAGACTTCTGCCATTTTTGTCATGGATCCTGCAGCTCACCTTCACGCACCGGGCGCGCCGGGCATTCCTGTCAAGAGATGATTCATACCAGTCGGGTAACTGTCCAAGTTCCGTGAAGCTTGAAAAGTTATCCACAACTAATGTGTTTAGTAGTATATCTTTTTTACCTTTTTGATTTGGAAAATGTTACAATAAGACAATTCATTAAGAATTAGAAATGGAGTTACTATGGATACAGACTTAATAAGAGTATTAGAAAAGATTGCTAATACTTTAGAAGAAAACAATGATGTTTTAAATAGAATTGCGAATCATTATGATGGGGTTGTTCCCGTTATGACACGCAATGCGAAACGAGTGGAGGAAGCACATAACGAAGCACAGACAAGTTTCTTAGGTAATTTATTTAAAGATCCACAAGGACAAGAAAACTAGGGACAAACTCCAAACTCCAGCGACAAATTGTCGCTGGGGATAACCTGTGGATAACTCGCCCGGGGCACCGGGCGCGATCCCGTTAAACTCCCTAAACTCCGAAGTAAAAACCTCGGAAAACTGGGGTTTTGTGTTGAGCTTCAGGACGCACCGGGCGCGATCCCGTTAACTCGGAGCTACCTTCGGTATAAAAGGCAAGAAAACTGGGAAAAATGTTGCCCGGGCTCTTGACAAACGCATCTCGGAAGGTTATATAACAGGTAGAACTAAGAGATAGAGAGAAAGAATGAAGAGAAATGCTAGGTTTTTTACTAAGTTTATTGATACCCATCAAGATTGCAGCTGCTGCAGTCCTGATTTACCTGTTTTTGAAGCTCGCGACAGCTGCAGAAACTCCAAACTCCCAAACTACGACCCTCAACCAGCAGGTGTCATGGTTCAGGAGCTATGACGCACCGGGCGCGCCGGGAGTTTAGTTCAGGGATTGGATTCGTAAATCAGTTATCCACAAGAATTTGGAAGAAAGGGTTGAGATGGATTACATTTGATGATATAATGATGACTAGTAACTCGGTATAATTTAGAAGATATCGCCAAAGTGCTAGATGAGGCAAGATAAACGGAGTTATTCGGCTCTTGCCTCATAAACTCCAAACTCCTATCAACAGAACTCCAACCAATTAACCACGAATCAAGATTTGTTTGCCCGGGGTCGCAGGTGTCTTCAGAGATGCTGACGATTGGGCATAAAAAAAGGGCGAACTATCGGAAGATTATTCGCCCTCTTATAACTATGTGGATAGGTTTACATAGTTAAACCCATGCGTTTTAAGATGTATCCAACATCTCCTTGTAGCTTTTTAATCAAGTCAAGTCTAGCCTCCTTATCTTCAGCAACCCACTCAACGAGTGAATTCATTAATACACCACTAATCAGTTTCCAGTCCAAGCTGTCTTTTGCTGGAACTTTACTAATCAGTTGTTCTAAATCACCAACACTTGCTTGGTCTTTAGAATATTCTATTACTTCCTTCATTACAGGAGTAATATCAACGTTGTTGATTGATTGTGTCTTTATTAAATCATTAGCCATTATCTTACACTCCAATCTGTAATAACCATACCAAACATAAAGCCATTTACTAATAGTGCAAACTTATATGCAATAGTATTAGTAAAGCTATGGTCTATGTATAATAGGCAGAATTGAAAAGTCAGTAGCATTAAAGCCATTGACCATATTAAAGTTATAGTATTAAATCTCATAACCTATCCTTTCTATTTCTATATAGTAGCTAGGGAGTTTGATTATATATCCACTAGCTACTATGACTATTTATATTAATTATCTTGTATCATAGTTAGATATTAAATGTTGTTGTATTATTGCAACAATGCAATTAGTTGTGGATAACCTGTGGATAAGTCGCCCGGGCATTATGTCACATGCGACAATATGCCGCGGCGCGCCCGGGTGTTATACTCCTTTTGCGGCTCACTGCGTTCGCCGCCCGGTCCAAAGTCTCGACCCCCAACCCCCCCTTTTTGAGTAGGAACCCTATGAGTGAAATCTTGGCAAGTTTGAGGGTGACAATCATGGGTAAAAACGTTATATTGGAGTCCCAAAAAAATTTTTAAAAAATGGAAACCGTTTCTAAACTAGATTCCTTAGATACGAATACGCTGAAGTTGATTCTTAAGAATGCTTTGGAAGAGAAGAGAGAAAAGGCACAAGGAGATTTTTTAACTTTTGTTAAAACTGTTTGGCCTGAATTCGTAGAAGGAAAACATCATAAAATATATGCTGAGAAGCTAAATCGTATTGCAAGTGGTGAGCTTAAAAGACTTATTGTCAATATGCCACCAAGACATACAAAATCAGAATTTGCATCAAATTTATTTCCGGCGTTCTTCATGGGCCGTCATCCAAAAGCCAAGCTCATTCAAACAACGCACACAGGGGAATTAGCAATCAGATTTGGACGTAAGGCAAAGAACATGATAGAATCAAGCGAATATGAAAGTGTTTTTCCTCACGTTACCCTCGCTGCGGACTCTAAAGCTGCAGGCCGCTGGGAGTCTAATCATGGAGGTGAGTATTTTGCTGCTGGTGTTGGTGGTGCTATTACTGGTAGGGGTGCTGATCTTCTCATTATTGACGACCCTCACTCCGAACAAGATGCTCTTAGCCCTACTGTGCTTGAGTCTCATTATGAATGGTATACTTCTGGTCCTCGTCAGCGTCTTCAACCAGGTGGTGCGATAGTTATAGTTATGACACGTTGGTCAGTGAAAGATCTCACTGGCAAACTGCTCGAGGCCCAAGGCAAAGATGATATGACGGATAAGTGGGAGGTTGTAGAATTTCCTGCTATCATAAATGATAAACCATCAATTCCACTTACAAAATGGCAAGCACAATGGATGCAGCAACCTACATCCGAGGAAGGTGCACTTATAAAACGTGAATGGTGGCAAACGTGGGAAAAAGAAAAAATTCCTGATTTAGAGTTTATTATCCAGTCTTATGATACCGCATTTAGTAAAAAAGAGACAGCTGACTTTAGTGCTATTACAACATGGGGAATATTTGACCCAGATAATGGTAAAGGAAAAGGGCTTATTTTACTTGATGCAAAGCGTGATCGTTGGAACTTTCCGGAGCTCAAAAAGAAGGCGATGGAGGAATATAAGTACTGGGAACCAGAGATGGTATTGATTGAAGCAAAGGCAAGTGGACTACCCTTAACTCATGAGTTGCAAAAGATGGGAATACCTGTTATAAACTTTACACCCTCTAAAGGAAATGATAAACATTCGAGGGTAAACAGCGTAGCGCCACTATTTGAAG